ACGTGGAGTGGGATGACATGGACATAGATACTTTATTAGCTAAAAATGATTTAGAGGCTAGATGGCATTTTAACATACCATCTTTAACGAGACACATTAGTGGTATAAATGCAGGTCATCTTATTGAAGTAGGTGCAAGACCAAACACAGGTAAAACTAGTTTTCATGCAAGTATTATTGCCTCACCTAATGGTTTTGCAAGGCAAGGTGCTAACTGTATTGTCTTGTGCAATGAAGAAGGTAGTCACAGAGTTGGTGCAAGATACCTGACTGCATCAACAGGTATGACTATGCAACAAATTAAAACTGAACCTACAAAAGCACGTGATTTATATGCTACTGTAAAAGATAAAATTAAAATTAAAGATGCTACTGGTAGAGATATGTCATGGGTTGAAAGTGTATGCAAATCCTACAAGCCTGATATAGTTGTCTTGGATATGGGAGACAAGTTTGCCAGGACAAGTGGTTTTGCAAGACCTGATGAAGCACTTAAAGCTAATGCCATTCATGCTAGAATGATTGCTAAAGAACATGAATGTGCAATATTTTATATGTCACAACTCTCTGCAGAGGCAGAGGGTAAAGTTTTATTAAATCAAAGTATGATGGAAGGCAGTAGAACAGGAAAAGCAGCAGAGGCAGATTTAATGATTCTAATAGCTAAAAATCCACCAAAACAAGATGATGATCCTGACAAAGAAGATTTACAAAGGCATCTTAATGTAGTTAAAAATAAGCTAACAGGATGGCATGGCACAAGGCATTGTACTTTAAATTATAAAATAGGTAGATATGATCCATGAGCCAATACACTTTATTTAAAAATTTACCTAAAGATGATAATCCTATTGAAGATGGAGTGGTATGTATAAAATGTGGTATAAGGCAACCTATATCAAAGTTTTCTGTAATGAAAGCAGGAGAAATAAAAAGAACTTGTAGGTCATGTAAAAATGGACATAGACAAATAATACAAAAGTTAAGAAGGGAAAATTCATATCCTGATAAAAATTATAAGTGTGGCATATGTGAGAGAAGTTTGGAAGAACTAAGTAAATATGGTCAAATAAGATTAAAGACATGGGTTCTTGATCATTGCCATGAAACTAATACTTTTCGTGGTTGGATATGTCATAAGTGTAACACAGGACTTGGTGGATTCTCTGATAATTTGACAACATTAAAAAAAGCAGTTAACTATTTAAACAGGCATAAGGAGAAGTTAGATGAAACTAACATTAGACGTTGAGAATACAGTAACAAAAAGAGATGGTAAGATGCATCTTGATCCATTTGAACCTACTAATAGATTAGTAATGGTAGGTATGCTAGAGGACAATGGAAAAGAATATCTATGCAACTTGGATGGTTCTATAGTTAAATGGAATGATATAATACAAGATTGTTTAGATAGAGCTACTATCCTAATTGGTCACAATATAGCTTACGATTTGATGTGGCTTTGGGAATCAGGATTCAAGTATGAAGGTCCTGTATATGACACAATGTTAGCAGAGTATGTTTTACAAAGAGGTGTAAAAGAGCCTTTATCCTTAGAGGCTTGTGCACAAAGATATATGCTACAGACACAAAAACAAGATACACTAAAACAGTATTTTGCTAAAGGCATGGGTGTTGATGAGATTCCTAGAGAAGAGCTATCCCATTATCTGAGTGCAGACTTAAAAGCAACACAAGAGTTAGCACATCAACAAAATTTAAAATTAAATTCCTCTGATGCCTCTTTGATGGAAACAGTTATATTTACTAACAAAGTTTGTGTAACACTAGCAAAGATATACAAAAGAGGCTTTAAAGTAGATGTTAATGTTCTCAAGGATGTAAGATTAGAATTTGAAAAAGAGAAACTTCAAATAGAAAGAGATTTGAGAGAACAAGTAAAAGAACTCATGGGTGATACTCCCATAAATTTAAATAGTCCTGAACAATTATCTTGGATTATATATAGTAGAAAACCAAAAGATAAATTTACCTGGCAGAATAATTTTACACCTTTTATGTCAAAAGATGAACTGAAAGCTAATATAAATGCAAACTCTGACATTGTGTATAAAACAAAAGCAGTTAAGTGTAGAGTATGTGGTGGCACAGGTCTTATTAAGAAGTATAAAAAGGATGGCACACCTTATGCTAGATTGCCTAAGTGTAGTAACTGCAATGGTAATGGCTTTACCTTTGACTCAATAGGAAAGATAGCAGGATTTAAATTCAATCCACCTAATGTAAAATGGATAAGTGCTAATGGATTTAGTGTAAATAAAAAAATGTTAGATACATTACAACATACTGCTAGAAGAAATAACTCCATGAGAGCATTTAACTTTTTAAATGACATACAGAGACTTTCTTCATTAGATACGTACTTATCCTCATTTGTTGAGGGTATACAAACTCATGTAAAAGAAGATGGTATGTTACACGTAAGATTATTACAACATAGAACTGCCACAGGAAGATTTAGTGGAGCAGACCCTAATATGCAGAATATGCCAAGAGGGGGAACTTTTCCTGTAAAGAAAGTATTTGTTTCACGTTGGGAAGGTGGCAAGATTCTAGAGGCTGATTTCGCACAGTTAGAGTTTAGAACTGCAGCCTATTTATCGCAAGACAAAACTGCAATGAAGGAGATTAAAGATGGATTTGATGTGCACAGTTATACTGCTAGTGTTATTAGTGATGCTGGTGAAGAGACTTCTCGCCAAGAAGCGAAAGCACACACGTTTGCACCCTTGTACGGAGCAACAGGATTTGGCAGGTCGGCTGCTCAAGCTACATATTACAAACACTTCACAGATAAATACAAGGAAATCAAGTTATGGCACTCCAGATTGGCTCAAGAAGCTATAACGTATAATAAAATAAAAATACCATCAGGCAGAGAATTTTCCTTTCCTGATGTTATGCGAAAAGCTAGTGGCTCAGTAACTAATTTTACACAGATAAAAAATTACCCTGTTCAAAGTTTTGCTACTGCAGATATAGTTCCTCTTATTCTTATGGAGATTGATAAACAACTCCAAGATTTAAATTCGTGCATTGTAAATACAGTACACGATTCTATAGTTATAGATGTTCATCCTGAAGAAATTGAAAAAGTTCAAACTATTCTTAATAATGTAAATGAGAATATAAAATATTTAGTGGATAGACAATATAATATAGATTTTAATGTTCCTTTACTTTTAGAATCAAAGATAGGGGATAATTGGCTTGACACTAAGTAGTACCTATGGTATAACTTAGTATTTTCAAAGGAGTATAAATTGACTGAATTAGTAACAATACAAACAGAAAACTATGCAAGTATGGCGAAAGCTATGGGTTTGTCTACTGCTCAAAGTAATCAACCTAAAAAAACAAATAATCTAAATAGACTTAGAATATGGCACTCACCAATAATGGGTCAACAAGAAGTAAATGGTAAAATGAAAAATGTTGAGATTGTTGAAGGTGGTTGTTATAGACTTGAAATACTAAAAGATGATACATCTGAGTATGTGTATTCATCAACTGCTACCATACGACCTTTTATGCAAAGGTATATGTACAGAAGATACGTCTCTTTTCCAAATGCAAAAGATGGAGAGGCAAAAGGTGAATTTCATAGAACGATCATGTCTGATTCATTAGCCATTGATCTTAAAGATAACACAGGTAAGTTTAACTGTGGGAAACCTACAGGTTACGTAGAAGATTTTAAATCTTTGCCTACAGAAACACAAGATTTAATAAGACAAATAAAAAGAGTTCGTGTTATTTTTGGTACAATAAATTTAACATCACCAACAAATGATAAGGGTGAGAGTATTGAAGTAGAAAAAAATATACCCTTTATATGGGAGATAGATAATAAAACTGCGTACAAAATATTAGGTGATGCTTTTGATAAGTTTTCAAAAAAGGAAAGATTGCCATTACAACATAATTTAGTTCTTTCAGAGTTGGTAGAAAATCCATTGCCAAATGGTTCAAGTTTTTTTACACCAACTACTACAGTTGATTTTTCTAAATCTGTTGATATTACTGCAAAAGATAACGAAACATTTACATCTTTCTTAGATTGGATTAAAAATTATAATGACTACATCTATAAAGAATGGGATGAAAAATCTACTGCTAGACACAAGTCTATGTCTGCAGAGGATGTTAATACTGTTGAAGAGTTTATAGACGTAGATACAGATGACACATAGAGTAGAACTTATACTACATCAGTTTATGCAAGATGCCTCTAATGGTAAAGCACCTATGTCAGAGGATAATATAAATACTATTACTAAAGACATAAAAGAGGCTTTGCATAGACAGTTTGGAAGTAAAACAAAAAACGATAAGTTTACGTTAAGGATGTCTAATTTAGGCAGACCTACTTGTCAATTGTGGTATTTAAAAAATAAACCTGGTACATCTGTTGCAAAACCATCAAACTTTATCATGAACATGATGATAGGAGATATTGTAGAGGCTATATTTAAAGGCTTATTACGAGAAGCTGGTGTAACATTTAAGGATTCAAGTAAAGTAAATCTTACATTAAGTAATACAGACATTAGTGGTACGTATGACTTGGTATTAGATGATGCAGTAGATGATGTTAAGTCTGCATCTGATTGGTCTTATAGAAATAAATTTGAATCTTATGAAGCATTAAGTAGTGGTGATTCTTTTGGTTATATTGGACAACTTGCAGGTTACGCAAAAGCCATGAATAAAAAACCTGGTGGCTGGTGGGTTATCAATAAAGCAAATGGTAAATTTAAGTATGTTCCTGCATCAGGTCTTGATATAAAAAAAGAAGTATCTAAATTAAAAGAGACTGTAAAAGTACACGAGTCTAATGTTTTTAAAAGATGTTTTGAAGCAGTAGATGAGACTTTTAGAGGGAAACCTACAGGAAATAAAGTATTAGGAACAACTTGTTCCTTCTGTGATTTTAAACACGATTGTTGGGAAAACTTAGAAGAGAGACCTGCTATTATGTCAAAAGCACAGTTTCCTAAAATGGTTTCATATGTGTCAATATCTGAGGAGTATAAAGATGTCAGATAAAAAAATAGAAGACCTTCAAAAGGACATTGAGGCTATGGAAAAAGAGCTATCTGAAGCTAAAAAAACTTTACGTGAAATGAAGACAAAAGGTTTACGTGAGGCAATGGAAGCTAAGAAGTTAGCAGATGAGGCAGTAAGAGAAGAGATGAAAGCACTTGGCTATGACTATAGTAGATCAGAATATGAATTTAATCCTTTTGCAGGTTGGAGAAGAATACTCTAGTGACTGCTCATAGTGCTCGTAGAGTAGCATTAAAAAATGGGTATAGGAGTGGTTTAGAGCATAGTATTGCTCTATATCTCTTAACATACAAAACTACTTTTGATTATGAAAGTATAAAAATAGAGTGGGAAGATTTAACGTATCGCACCTATACCCCTGATTTCATTTTAAAAAATGGTATTATAATAGAAACAAAAGGCAGATTTTTAGCTATTGATAGAAGAAAACATTTAGCTATTAAACAACAACATCCAAAGTTAGACATTAGATTTGTATTTACTAACAGTAAAAGTAAAATTTACAAAGGAGCGAAAACAACATATGCTCAATGGTGTATTAGACATGGGTTTAGATATTTTGATAGAATTATTCCTGAGGATTGGCTCAAAGAAAAAGGCAAAAACAAACATCCAAAGTTTATTCAATTTAACAAAAAGAAAATTATAAGGAGAACTAAATGAAAAAATTTAAACCATCTGCTTTATACATAGAGCTAACACCACGAGTCTTTCCTGAAGATGAACAAGTTTGGAACGGAGAGGTTGAAGTTAATCTTATCATGGATAAACAAAGTCCATTAGATATAACATCTCAACAAGACCTTTTAAATTTAGGACAAATGGTAGCAGCCACATTAGGTTTAATGGAGGAAGATAAACAAATTGTAGCCAGGTTACAAAATTTTATTGATAAAAAATTAGAACCTAATACAATGGAAAAGAAGGACAATATTATTTATTTTGATTTTAAACAATCAAAGAAAGAAAAAATATAATGGGCATTTATAGTGAGTCAATCAGAAAAAGATACAAAGAGGTAGGAGACATAGTGAGAAAACAAGCACAAGAACAATCAGATCATAAACAAACTTTAGACATGGTTAATAGTCCACCTCACTATAATAACTCAGGAATAGAGTGTATAGAGGCTATAAAAGCCATGACAGACGAAGGGTTTCAATATTATTTACAAGGTAATATTATGAAATACCTTTGGAGATACCGATATAAAAATGGTGTAGAAGATTTAGAAAAAGCACAATGGTATCTCAATGAGCTAATAGATGAATTAAAAAAGTAAAATGACAATTAAACTTAGGGTATCCATAATAATAGAAGTAGACGAAGAAGAGTACATGATGCCCTCAGATGAAAATGTTGAAGAAGAATTAGAATCACATTTTAAAGATTGCCTTTTTGATTTAGATGGTGTAGATATAAAGCATATTTCAATTACTAGGAGAATAAAATGAATAACCATTTACCAACAGATTATCAAAACTTTATTGCTCTTTCTAGGTATGCAAGATGGAAAGACGATGAGCAAAGAAGAGAAACTTGGGGTGAAACTGTAGACAGATACTTTGACTACATGGAAAACCACTTGAAGAAAAAGCATGGTTATACTTTAACCAAAGCATTAAGAACAAAACTAAATGATTCTATATTATCACTAGGAACTATGCCAAGCATGAGAGCATTGATGACTGCAGGTGTTGCCTTAGACAGGTGTCATGTTGCAGGATATAATTGTAGTTATATACCTGTTGATAGTCCAAGAAGTTTTGATGAATGTATGTATATTCTTATGTGTGGCACAGGTGTTGGTTTTTCTGTTGAGAGAGAAAATGTAGATAAATTACCTGTAGTTAATGAACATTTTGAAAAAAGTACAACAATCATAACTGTGGCAGATAGCAGACCTGGTTGGGCAAGAGCTTTGCGTGAGTTAATAGCTATGTTGTATGTGGGACAGATACCATCTTTAGATGTATCGCAAGTTAGACCTGCAGGTGCTAGACTCAAGACTTTTGGTGGTAGAGCATCAGGACCTCAACCTTTAGTTGATTTATATAATTTTTGTATAGCCATATTTAAAAAAGCATCAGGTAGAAGATTATATCCTATTGAGTGTCATGATATTATGTGTAAAATAGGAGAAGTTGTAGTTGTAGGTGGTGTAAGACGTTCTGCCCTCATTAGCTTGTCTAACTTGAATGATGATCAAATGAGACACGCAAAATCAGGTTCATGGTGGGAAAATGAAGGGCATAGAGCATTAGCTAATAACTCTGTAGCATATAAAGGCAAACCTGATATGGGAACATTCATGAGAGAATGGTTGGCTTTGTATGAATCTAAATCAGGAGAACGTGGTATATTTAATCGTAAGTCTGCTAAGAAAAAAGTAGAGGAAAATGGTAGACGCAACTCTGATTATGCTTTTGGATGTAATCCATGTAGTGAAATTATACTTAGACCATATCAGTTTTGTAATCTTACAGAAGTTGTTTGTAGAGAGACAGATCATCTAGATACTTTGAAAGAGAAAGTTAGATTTGCTACTATACTTGGCACATTTCAATCAACTTTAACAGAATTTAAATACCTCAGAAAAGTATGGAAAGAGAATACAGAAGAGGAAAGATTACTAGGTGTGTCTCTTACAGGTATATTAGATTGTTATCTTCTTAACAATGGCACGAAAGAATCTATACAAAGAATGCTATTAGAGTTGAAAGAAGTAGCAATAGAAACTAATAAAAAAATTGCAAATGATTTAGGCATACCACAATCCACTGCTATAACTTGTATTAAACCATCAGGAACTGTTTCTCAGTTAGTAGATAGTGCAAGTGGCATCCATGCCAGGCATAATGATTACTATGTTAGAACTGTGCGTGGCGATAATAAAGACCCACTTACACAGTTTATGAAAGAGGTAGGGATACCTATAGAGCCTGATATTACAAAGCCTGATAGCGTATCTGTTTTTAGCTTTCCTATGAAATCACCTACAGGTGCTATAACTAGAACTGCTATGACTGCTATAGAGCAACTAGATTATTGGCTAATGTTTCAAAGACATTGGTGTGAACACAAACCATCTGTTACTGTATCTGTAAAAGAAAATGAATGG